TATATGGTCAAAAAGCTCAGGCTGAGGCATCTGAATTAACGCGAGATACAATTAAAGCATTTGACCCAGATACGGGGCAAAACAAAGAGTGGGATGTTTGGAAAAATAAACAAGGTGATTTACTTACCCCAGACAAAAAATCTCGTATCGTTGACCCAGATAAATACATTTTTGGGGAACCAGGCGGTGTTCAAGAGTTACCACCAACATCCCAAGTTGGGGGTATTTCTGATTCTATTGCTCAAACGGCTAAGATGAACATTGGCCGCTTGTCTACGGCTAAAACACCTGGGACTCAAGGCGGCGGGCTCGGATGCGCTGACGCAGTTTGTAAAATTTACAATCAAGCAACTGGAGAAGAACTGGTTAAAGGTGGCACTTTATCCACATCTAAAATGATCGAGAGCTTGAGTAGCGACCCAAGATTCCAAAGCGTTCCAGTTAATCAAGCACAAGCTGGGGATATTATTGTAACTCCCAGAGGTAAAAAAGCTGGACATACTGGGATTTTTGTTAGCGATGATGAAATAGCATCAAATAGCAGCAAAGGGTTTAATGGCGGAAAGCCTGGAACATTTAAACAAAATTACTCAAAAGGTTCATGGATGAATTCCGTTGCAACAAGAAACCCAGGAAGCACGCAAGTATTTAGAAGGGTTGGCGATGATAGTTCACAACAAGCAATGGGGACTCCAGGGCAACAAGCTGAAGTTGCTAATATGATTGAACAGAGTGCGGGAATGCGCACAGCACAGGCCGCTCCAAGCGGAGCGATGCCAACAGAGCCAAGGATCAACCAGCAACCACAACCAGCACCTAGACGGATGGTTGGAGGAAGACCGGTTGGTGGTGGTGCAGCGCAAGGGACTATTATGACCCAGCAACAAGTTGACGAACTCGAAACAAGCGGCAGGCAAGTTTCTGCTGTTCCTACGCCAGATGGAAACTTTAGGGTTACTAGCGTTAGGACTGGGACTCCTCAAATGGGATTTGAAATGACCTATGATGAACAAGGTCGTCCAATTCTAAAACAATCCGCAACAGGAGTTAGGGCGGCTCCAAAGGTTGGAGAGGGACAAATTCTATCTACTGACGCAAGCGGAAGGCCATCCATTGTTAATATCCCAGGAGGAAAGGCTGACATTGAAGCTCAGAAAGCGGCGCAATCAGCAGAAGACGAAAGGAAATTTGAACTTGAACGGGCTGGCATCGTTCTTTCGGAAATTGACAAACTAATTGGTTATGCTGGTGAAATGAGCCGCCTTCCAGGTGCAAGTACCTATAGAAAATTTGCTCCAATGGCTGGATTTGAGGGTGCGTCTGAAGTAGAGAACACCCTTGACACAGTTAAAGCTGGATTCAGATTTGAAACACTCCAACGACTTAAGGAGGCATCACCCACGGGGTCTAGCGGACTTGGTCCGGTAACTGAAATAGAATTTAACGCGCTTGCCGAAGAAAAAGGTAAGTTGACTCAAGTTGGCGACCCAAGAGAATTGCAACGAAGGTCCACAAACTACAAGAAAATGGTTCTTGATACAATTCACGGATCTAAACAAGATCGTGACAAATTGCTAAAAGATGGGAAAATCACCAAAGAATCTCATGATGCCGTTGAGTCATTGTATCCAGGATTCCAAAAGAAACAACCGCTTGCCCCAGAGGTCATAGATATTAGAAAAAGACTACTTGGAGAATAAAAATGTCAAATACAGACCTATCGCTTCTTGAGCTTAAAAGAACCAAATCTGATGTTCTTTCTAGAATACAACAACTTGACGCAGAAGTGACTCAATTGGGTCAAACTGATCCAATCGCTGCTGAGAAACTCAAAAAACAAGCAATCCCACTATTTAGTGGGCTTGATGAAATAGACTCCCTGTCTAAGTCTTTGACCGACAAGCTGACTTCAAAGATTGCTGATGGTTCGTTTCTAACTGAAGACTTGGAAACAGTTGAAGGAAGCGTTCCTACAACACCAGAGGCTATTTCTCAAAAACTCAAATCTGGAATCTCAACGCTTCTTGATGCGGATGTTGACCTTGAGTCCGGGTTGGATTCCGATACAAGGTTTGGTCTTGCATTTAAGACGGATGACAACAAAGCTAAGTATCTAGCCGATAAGTTCGGCCCAGAGAACATTAAGACTTTGAATGTTCTTGGTTCTCCAATGCAATTAGTGAAGGATGAGTCTGGCAAGTGGAAGGCAACCGATGAGTTTGGTCTGTCACTAAAAGACGCTATTGATGTTTCTGGTGAAATTTTCCCAATGGTTTCAAGTGGAGTTGGTGGGGCTGGTGGTCTAGCTCTCTCCAAAACGCCAAGTGGTGCGACTGTTGGTAGTGCTGCTGGATATACATTCGGAGCCGCGCTGCAAGACCAGATTGCAACAGCGTTTACAAGAACTGGCCCAAGTTTCCTTGAAGCAATCCCAGAAAGGGCAACGCAAGCTGCTGTAGGCGCACCTATTGAATATGGGATGATGAAGTTGATTAGCCCAATCGGAATGGGAGTAGCAAAGTCAAGAAAGGGATTCTTGAGCGAAAGACAAGCCTTACTAGAAAAAGACGAGGCTTATTTGAAAGGTAGGGGTTATGACATTAGCTTGGCAAACATTGCAAAGGGTAGCGATGAAAAAACATTAAAGCGACTTCAGTTAGCATCAAAACTTCCAAGTTACCAAATTGGCAAAGATGTTCTGTATGGTGCGAAAAGGCTAGAGGCCATTAAAAACAGCGCACTATCCACCGCTCAGAAAAGTGGGGTGATGTATGACGACGCTCTTAAAGCATTAGCCCATGAAAAGGAGATGCTTGAGGGCACTCTTGCGCTGTATGACAAGAATTTGGCTAGGTCGGTAGCACTGCAGTACGACGACGAGATCTACAAATTTATGTCTCGTCCTCGTCAAGATAAGACAAGTGTTGGGGAGTTTATTTTTAATGAAATGAAGGCTGGTAGGTCTGCGGCTAATAAAATTAAAGATGAGGTCTATACCCCATTTTACCAAAAAACAAGGGACATGGGCTTGTCCGTTGACCCTATAGAAGTAGCAAAGGCTATTGAGGGTCAGTACTATCAAGACATCGTAAGAAGCCCGCAGCTAAAAGCTGAGATAGACAGATTATACCAAAGGCCAAAAAACTTAAAGGAGATAGAAAAAATAGACAAAAATCTAGAAAATAGCAATCTATCCGAAGACGCTAGGCAAAATCTCCTCAAACAGAGGCAAAGTCTTGAAAGCCTATCTGGGGATCTTGATGCGAAACAGTTGGATACTGTCGTGAAGATATTTAGAGAAGCCGTCCCAGAGGGAGGGACTGTAGGCGGCACGACAAAAGAAATAGCTGCAGGCCGCGCGTCAAAAACAGTTGCGCAACTTAGGGATCAGTTGTATGCTGACAATGGACTACTTGACGAGTGGAATTATGCCACGAATGTGCTGCAACAAAGGCTTGGTTACGACGAGCAACAACTTGGTTCTGTTCTTAGGGAGACGCTTGGCCGTTCCGATATGACTGGCGGTCAGATTACTGAAACAATTCTATCTGACCCCAGAATAGCGGATGATGTGATAAAGGCTGTGTCATTGGCAGATCCGAAAAGCGGCTATCAAATGGCATTAACGCTGCAACAATCATATTTAGAGAAGATTGGTATAGCAGGAAACAAAAAAGGACTTTCCAACGATTTTAATTTCGATGAAGAGATTGTATCTAAGTTATTTGGATTCAGTAGAGACGGGAAACCTAATGGGGTTTATGGTCAAAGAATGGTTCAAAAGCTAGATAGCCTAAAGGAATCCATAGAGAAGTCTAAAATAGACCCAAGCAAGATAGACATCAACGATATAAATGAGCTTGTTGGCACATTGAGCAATGATTCAGTTAATAATATAATTGATCTTATTGTAAAAAAGGGAGAGGCAACAAAAAAGCTCGATGAATTTAAGAACAATGCGCTTCTTAACGGGGCTATGAATGGGCACAGAGAGGCGATTGAACGGGGCGAGTTTCCAGCCGCAATGTGGGCCGCTAAACCAGATATGGTTAGAAAGGCGTTGTCTAAGTTTGGCCCTAAAGACCAAGAGATGCTTCGAGGTGATTTTGTTGAACACTTTTTTGGGAGATACCCAGCGGATCAATCTGCAAAGTTCGGAGATGCCAACCTTTGGAATGCAAATCAATTCTTAAAAGACGCATCAGGAAACCCATCAATTATTGCAAACATGCGAGCTGTCGCCGGTGACGAGTTCACTGATGACATTCTAGCGGCATCTAGGATGATGGATCTCGTGAAGAAGCCAACTGTTCCATTTGAGGGCAAGGGCGGTGGTGCAGTTATAAACGAAGGTGGCGTTAAGGGTTACATCAACCCAATGACATACATTCGCCCGTTCAAGGATAGATTTGCGGCTGCGGCCTATCGAGTGCGGAACGGAAAGCCATTCAAGAAATACTTAAAAGATATTGGGCGCAAAGAGCTTACTCCAGAGCAAATGGAACAATATACTCAAGGTATTGTTAACGGCGTTCTTGCCACATCGCAGGGGATTCAAGCCTTAACTCAAACTGGAAAGTACGATCCAGAATGGTCTGCTGAACTTGGCAAAATAATGGGAACAATTCCAAAAGAAACTCTTGAATACCGAGAGCAATTTGGTGTTGATCGACCATTTCGTGAACGATAAGCACCACGCAAATGAAAAAAAAGAGCAAAAAGCAAGTAGGCTATCTACTCAGTAAAGGTTCTCCGCTTTCCTCAACGCAACAGAATAAGCTCAAAAAAGAGTTGCACTCTGGGGCCGTTAAGGTTAAAAACGGCAAGAAGACCAAATGAGCGACGAAGACCTATCAGCGATTGATAGTAAAGAGGCGATGAAAGAGTTCTTCCTTGAGGTCAAGGAAAGGGCTAAGCAATTCCCTCGGAACACTATCGAGAACTACAACCCGAATGTAGCGGCACAGATCCTCTGGATGCTAGCGCAGGGTGGGCGTATCAATGCTATTGCCAAAAAGTGCAAGGTGACGCATGAGACTGTCCGTGCGCTGGAGTGGAGGCATAACGACACGCTGGAGTCAAAGCGCAAGGAGTTCTCTAAACGCTACGCTATTGCTGCCGCTGAGTACACAGACCTATTGTTCGAGAAGGCCGAGCAGTTAAGCCGTGATCCAGACCAGCTAAAAGCTATCTCACCAGACCGATTGGCGTTGACTATTGGCATTATGACCGATAAGGCTGGACAGCTCTCTGGCATGGCGAGTACTATTGTTGAGCATCGCAAGGGACCATCTATTGATGATGCCGCCAAGATGATTGCGGAGGCAAAGTCCCGTATTGCCAATAAAGTCAAAGCACAGGCGGTAGAAGCTGAAATCGTAGAGTAATGCAGTGGCGCAAACATCCAATCCTTCAGCCTCCCAGCGATGACGAGGTAGCATTGATGGAGCCAGATGATCTTATTGAGCTTCATCGAATCTATCACGAGGCCATTGATAACGCTGAGAAAGACCCATTCCGCTACGGGTTTAGGCTTCCGCACTGGGAGAAGGCTGAAGAGCAACTAGCGCAAGTCTCTGAGGTTCTGGCACTTGGTGGAAATCGCAGCGGCAAAACTGCGTGGGGTTCTTACTGCGTGGTTAAAGCCGCCATCGAAAACCCAAAGTCAGAGATCTTCTGTTTTGCCCAGACATCGGAGGTCAGCATCCGCCA